TCTCATTTTTATGGTTACTGTATTATTAGCTTGGATTTTAGGCCAGATTGAAACAACCTGGTATAAATGGTTTGCAGGCCTTTATATCGGAGCTGGCGTTATTGCAATGTTCTTGCCAACCACAAAAAGTAAATAATGATCACCCTGGGATTTGTCATATTAGCCGCTATTGCTAACAGCATTATGGACACTTTAAAGTTCAGGTTTACCCGTTCGGTATTTAATCGGCCCGGATCTAAGCTCTATAACTTTAGTGAGCCATTATCCTGGAAACGGAAGTGGAAAAACAAAGACAGCTCCCAGGGCGAAGCATTTTTATTTAGCAGTACGATCCTGGTATTTTTAACCGATCTGTGGCACTTTGCACAAATGATCATGAAGCTGTCATTTATCCTGGGCATTGTACTCTATCAGCCAATATTTAATTGGTATTACGACTTGATAATTTATTCAATTTCATTCAGTATAATTTTCGAACTAAATTTTAGTAAATTTTTGATAACATGGAAAAAGTAACACAAAAGCAAATCCAGGAATGGAAAAAGGAGCATGGTGAAGTGATTAAATTGTCAGCTGACAATTTGGAAGGGTATATTAAAAAGCCTGACCGTAAAGTTCTCAGCCTGGCCATGACCGAAGCTCAGGTAGATCCATTTGGAATGATTGAGGTAATATTAACTAACTGTTGGCTTGGTGGAGATGATGAGATGAAGAATAATGATAGTTACCTGATGGGAATTAATGCCCAGATCGATAAGGTGATCGAAATTAAAACAGTTGAGATAAAAAAGTTATAGAGGGTTGCTCAGGAAATTATGAAGCCAACCCGATAGGCTTTATCAATACAATGATTGAATACTACCTTCATATAGATCCCAACGAATTAAATGATAGCCAATGGGCTGAGAAATATGCCCAACTGTCTGAAATAAGAAAAATGGAAATGAAGCAATTAGGCGTAAAATGACCAATCAATATACATACACAACCGATTTAAAGGACTATATGGGTGGCAAGTTGAACAAACTTGCCACTGTTGGTAGTAAGGTGTATGGGAAGCTGAACACTGCTCAAAAGTTCTATAATAAGAATGTCGAATCCGGATCGAGGAAAGTTGATCAATTGAGCGGTGCAACCAGTAGACTTGGAAATATTGTAAAAACATATTTAAGTTATCAGTGGGCTAAGGGATTTCTTAATCTTGGAGCTGAAATGGAACAAACAAGGATTACATTTCAAACACTCCTTGGTGATGTGAAAAAGGGTAATCAGCTATTTAAAGAAATAAATCAATTTGCCAACGTCACTCCATTTAACAATCGCAACCTTCAAACAGCAGCTCGCACAATGCTGTCTTTTGGCATTGTCGAAGAAAGAATAATGCCTAATCTAAAAATGATCGGTGATATTGCAAGTGGAGATGCTGAAAAGTTGAAATCACTTACTTTGGCTTATTCGCAAGTTCAGTCAGCAGGAAAGTTAATGGGTCAAGATCTTTTGCAGTTGATCAATGCTGGTTTTAATCCTCTATTAATAATATCTCAAAAGACTGGACGTCCGATGTCTGAACTAAAAGACGCAATGTCATCCGGAGCTATATCAGCAGATATGGTTACTCAAGCTTTTATGAGTGCTACTAGTGAAGGTGGATTATTTTACAACATGATGGAGAAGCAAAGTAAAACTTTGTCTGGGAAATGGAGCACATTTGTTGGAAAGTTCCAGTATTTCATGGGTAAGTTAAGCGAAAGCCAAAGTAACTTATTTACCAGCATAGTTGATAAAGGAATCAAGGCGCTAGATTATCTTTTAAATAATCTTGATGGAATTATTAGGAAAATACAAAGTTTCACTTCATGGGTAGGCCGAAATGCTGATGCCATTAAATTCTGGGCTACTATGATAGGTACTATGGTGACCGCATATTATGCCTGGATAGCTGTAACTAAAATTGCTGCTGCTGTTACTATGGCATATCAATCAGTTCTGTTTGTTGTTATTGGTTTAACCCGGGGTTGGGCAGTGGCTCAACGAGCATTAAACCTGGCAATGGCCATGAACCCTATTGGATTGGTCATAGCAGGAATTGCAGCTTTAATAGCTGCTGTAGTTTATGCCTGGAATAAATTTGAATGGTTTAGAGGAACAATATTAGGTGTCTGGGAGGTTTTAAAGGGGTTTGGAAATATGATAAAGGAATATGTTATAAATAGATTCTGGGAGATCATTAACGGACTGACCGGTCTTGGGCAAACCTTAATGCACTTTTTTAAAGGTGAATGGTCAAAAGCATGGGAAACCGGTAAAAAGGCTGCAAGTGATTTAATAGGAATTGAAAGTAAAACTAAATTAGTAAAAGATAGTCTTCGGTTTGGTAAAGATCTAGGGAAGAATTTTAGTAAAGGATATACCGAAGGATCTGCTCAGGTAGCGGCAAAAAAATCTACCAATTTAGTTGATAACCTATTAGGTAATAACACACCTTCAAGTTCAATTGATGGTAATAAACTGCTGGGCGAAGAATCAAAGAACAATTTAAAAGGAATCACTTCCGGAGGCTCCCGCCCCACAAACATTACAATTAACCTGGGGAAATTTCAGGACAGTATTAACATATATGCTCAGGATGTTAAAGAAGGCACTGAGGAAATGCGTGATATTATCCTAAGTGAATTAACCAGGGTTTTAAATAGTGCGAATAAAGTAGCAGCATCATAATTAATAAAGAAAATGCCTTTAGATATTGAAATACAAGGATTGTTTGAAATTGTTTGGCCATATACTTCCATTGGAAGCCGGCTCGAAGGAACATCAGAGCTTGGCCAGCCCTATTTCATGCCCGTTACTTTAAATGGCATTGATCTTCCAAATGCATTAATCTCAATCACTCCAAAAAAGAAGATAATCGAAACAGAGCTTACTGGACGGAAAGGTTCTGTTAATGAGTTTATCAATATCATGAATTATGATATTAAGATTCGAGGGATAATAGTCGATCGAGAGAATCCGTTTCCAGAAAACGGAATTATGCAACTTCAGGAAATGTGGGAGCTGAATGAGTCAATAACCCTACAAAGTGCATTAACCGATATCTTCCTTCAGGCAGATGACTCGGTTGTAATTAAATCCATGAATTTACCAGAGATGAAAGGAATTGAAAACGCTCAGGCCTATGAAATTCAATTAATCAGTGATCAGGATTTTGATTTAATACTTACCTAATGTTTGTCCTTAATTCAAATATCACCATCGGAGATTATTCATTTAACCGTGTTCATGCTGTAAAAGTAAAACGGTCTATTCATACACTTGGATCAACAGCATCTATTAAAATACCTGCCACAGCTTATTTTGTTCAGGAGGGTGAGCCAAAAACAGCAGTTGAAACAGCAAAGCAATTCAAAGCTGGAGACAAGGTGGAGATAAACCTGGCCTACAATGAAGATTACCAAACTGAGTTTGTCGGCTTTGTAAAAAGGATTAATTATGCTTTTCCGGTAGAGGTTGAATGTGAAGATTATATTTATTGGCTTAAGAAAAAAGACATCAAGACAAGTTGGCCAAAAACATCTTTGAAGGAAGTGCTTCAATTTATCATTGCTGACACACATGATGATATTAAGCTTTCAGGCCAAATCCCTAATGTTGAGTTTACCGAATTTGAAATAAATAGTAATGCAGCTGATGCCTTACAAAAGATAAAGGATCACTATGGCCTTACTATTTACTTTGAAACTGATGGGACACTCTATGCTGGGCTTTCTTATGTTCCAAATAAAGGAATAATTAAATATCAGATCAATGGTGATAAATGCAATATAATTAAAGGTAATCAGCTAAAATATAGACTGGCTGATGATATCAGGTTAAAAGTGAAAGCCGTTCATATTAAAGCAGATAATACCAAAATCGAAGCTGAACTCGGTGATGAAGATGGTGAGCAGCGAACATTGTTTTTTTATGATGTGGAAAATATGGCTGATCTTGAGAAATTGGCACAGCAGGAAATTGACAAGCTTAAGTTTGATGGCTATGATGGAAAGATAACTACATTCTTACAACCTTATGCTGAACCTGGCTATATAGCTGATTTATCAGATTCGATATATGCCGACCGGTCGGGTGAATACTATATCGAATCTACAGAGGTGAATTTTAATACTGGTGGAGCCAGGCGAATAGTTGAGATTGGGATTAAAGTACTGGATAATGAGTAAAACAGATCAGGAAATAATAAACGGTATTCGGGAGATCACAAAACCGCTGGTTGTGATCATTCATGGGTTTGTTAAGTCTGTCGATGAAGCCAAAGGATCATGCACAATTAGTGATGTTGATGGAATTTATAAGTATAACGTTCGGATTAAAGCTGCAATTGATGAAAAAGAAACCGGGATGTTCATCATTCCGGAGGAAAACAGCAGCGTAATGATGGCCAGGATAGGAAATTCAAATAAATGGCAGATTATTGCTTATTCTGATATTAAAAAAGTGATCTACCGGAATGGCAAAACAGAGTTTATCCAGGATGAGAAGTTCACTTTAAAGAATGATGTAGCATCATTAAAAAAGGTTTTAAATGATCTTTTAAGCGAATTGAAAACGGCCACAATGGGCCCATATGCATTTACACCAAATATCATTGCAAAATTTGAGGCAATTAATACAGAAGTTAATCAATTATTGGAGGATTAAAGATGTTGGATAAAGCTGGTTTAAAAACAAATATTAAAACGATGCTTCAGGAGTTAAATGATGCTGAGGATCAGAATGCGGCAATAGAAAAGTTTGCAACCGATTTTTCAAATGCTATGGACATATTTGTTAAAACAGCCAGCATTCATGCCACCCCTGCAAATGTAACAGCAGCTGCTATGGTGGCCAGTGGCAATCCAGTAACTTCAGCGAATAATCTAAACAGCGTAATTCAATGAGAAAAGATATTGACATACTGCTTAATGAGGATGGGGATCTTCTACTGGATGAATCCGGAGAGCCTGTAGTAGGTGATGTGACTCAACAAAATCAAAAGCTAATAATATCAACCAACAAA